CCGTCGCCTGGGCGAGGATCTCGTCGGTGTGCGTGTCCATGATGACGTCAGAAATGGTGATGAAATCGCCATACTGACCGAGGGTCGCGGTGTAGTCCTGATTGGCGAGCTTGGTGCCAACCGGCGTCACGCCTTCAACCAGCGGCGAAGTCGCCACGGGAATGAAGAACGGATTGGCGGGGTTACCGGAACCAGCAGAGCCGGTTGCCCCCGACAAAAAATATCGCCTAAATTTTGCGACCTGTGTGCTGTTGGTCGGCAGAGGATAGGTCTGGCCGAACTTTTCGATGTGAAGGTAGGGCATACCGCGCTTCAGCATACGAACGACTGAATAAGCGGCTACGGCGGGCGAAATATCGCCATACGCAGTGACCTGCGCCATAGGGATTCTCCAAGCAAGATTGATCGAGAGCCGCGCTCAATCGAGATCCCGCTTGCTTGGGTGATCGCTCGGCGGTGGTATTTACATACCACACAAAATTTCTGTCAAATAAGGTTCAGCGCATCACGCATTTGATGCGCGCATACTCGTCTTCATGCACACCGCTGACGCTGACGAGCGGCCCCGCCATCGACGGCGAGGCGCACCCGACTTGTTCAACGTGCATGGAAATGACGGCTCTCGCTGTCTGTGGCGTGCATTCCAGACGCGCCAGAGACGAAGCGCAGATCAGGATGACGACGAGCATTCGGCGCCGCCCTGTATCGCGACGAGATCCGCCGTCGACCCCGTCTTGATCGACCGGCGCAGAGAGGCGAGCATCATCATGCCCTCCTTGCGCATGGCCTTGTCGCGCTCCTTCGAGACGATGCTGAAAACCCGCTCATACGCGAAAGCCCTCGCCGCGATGGCGTCCTGAACGTCAGGGTCGACGTATGCAACCTCAATGTCGTCGTCGTCCATCATCTCAGCCTCCATCAGGCTTTCGCCTCACAAATCCGGCAGGTATCGCACTTTCCGCCTTGCGGCGTTGCGCGTCGATCTCAAGTATCCATAAGCCCGCGTCATGCAGTGCCGCCATTGGGTTCTGATTGTTCGCCGCGAGAAGCTGTTCAACGATTTCCTCCGCCTCGCTTCTCTCTTTTCTTACTGCCGCCAATTTCATATTCGGCCCTCAACGTATCCAGGAATTTTACGCCGTGTTCGACAGTCGGGGCGCACCAGCATCGCGCCCGCGAAGTTTCCGGCTCGCGCGGGTCAATGATGATCAGTGCTGAAGGATGGATCGGAACCTTCTTGAGCCCCAGCTCCTGGGCGTAATGATCCACCACCTTGAAGCCTGACACGCGGACAAGTTGTGCGCAAACACCGTCCGGCATCACCATGCCCTCGTCGCCGCCGACATGCAGATGACCTGCGACGATCAGGTGGTCCCTGTGGCCGAAATAGACCTCGCGCTTCGGGCCGTGATTGACATGGTAGATACTGGAGCCTTTGAAGTTGTGGCGACAATGAATGCGCGTCTTGGCGCCGCACGGGTGGTTAAGTTGCATGCGAACGCCGTGCGCCTCGTAAAGGCTTCCGGCCTGACGCGCGATCCAGTCGAGTGGGTCTCCAGAACCTGCCCAAAGGTCGTGATTGCCGCCGATCAAAAATAGCCAGTGAATCGGGCTGACAAGCCACTCGACAAGTTTCCATGCCTCTTTTGCCGTGACGTTCTGTTCTCCAAAAAGGCGCCCCAAACGCCCTATCCACGCATTTTGGTGATCGCCTATTGAAGCCGAGACGACATACGGATGCTCAATGGCGATCTGCCTGTGACGCGCCAGCGTTTCAAAGTCGCAGCCGTCGTCGTCGACATGCGGGTCACCAAAAATCAGCAAGCCAAATGGGCCGTCGATGTTGAGTGGGATCGGAATGAGATCGCGCGCCTCGTCGGCATTCTTTGCGCGGCGCGTAATCTCCAGCTTGTCTGCGACGAGTTCATCGATCGACCGGGACGACGAGGGCAGTTCCGGCGTAATGAATTTTGCCGTTACCGCCGGATAGTTCCGCACCCTGTTTTGCAGCGTCGGGCGGGGGATGCCCATTGCCCGAGCCGCGCGCATCAGGTTGACGGTCCCGTCAGGATTTCTGTTCTGATTGATCGCCTGACGGGTCTTGACGATCTCTTCCTGGCTTAAAGGCGAACTTGCCATTTGCCTGACTCCCGCAGGAGGGCGCTTACATCATGTCTGAGAAGCGGGAGAACGCGCCCTCAAAATCGTTCGGGTCTTCCGCCCGCACGACGTTCGAGCGCTTCGACTGCACGGGCGCGAGAGCGGCTGCGGCTTTCTTCACGGCGGGAGAAAGCTGCTTTGGCTGCGGCGCGGCCTGTTGCGGCGCGGGCGCGGGGGGCGGCGCATTCTCCATGCGATAGCGCTGGATGAGATCCGCCACTTCGTCGGTTGTCCCATTCTGGATGACATGACCGTAGGCGGCGCGCAGATACGGGGGCTGTTTCATCGCCCAGTCGACAACCTTGTCGCGGATGTCGTCGTAATCCTCGACCTTGTTGTGCAACTGCTCGACATGCCGCTCCTGGCGCAAAGCGATCACTTCGCGCGCGATGGGTCGGAACTCCTGCGCGAACTCTTTGAAGACATGGTTCACGACGGCGTGCGTCTGTTCCTTCAGGATCAGATTGATCGCTTTCGAGACATCCGGCCAGTCCTTGTCGAAGGTCTCAAGCGTCTTGTAATCTTCTTGCGTCAGAACGGGCTGCGGCTCGTAAGATTGCGGCTGCTGCTCATACTGAGGCTGCTGCGGCGGCTGGACGCGCTCTTTTACCGCCTGCGCGAGACGGTCGATGATGTCCTGCTGATCTGGCGCCGCCTTCTGAGGTTCAGGCTTCGGCTCTTCCTTCGGCTCCTCGACCGGGGCGTCTTCCTCGGCAGTCGTCTCTACAGGCGCCTCTTCCGCCGGAGGTTCTTCCGCAACAGGCTCTTCAGCGGCGACGGGCTCCGGTTCAGGAGCAGCAGCTATCGGCGCGGGCGCCTCGCCGGTCTCGGCCAGTCTGTCGAAGGCCTCAGTGAAAACGTCGTCGGCGCTCTTCTCTTCTTCACCACTCATCAGTTACTCCTGATCGGCGGGCGCGTAATCATCCGCTCGACGTCGTCGAGAGCGCGGACACGCCCCTGATATTCCTTGAACCGGGCCTCTTCACACGTAGCTAGTGTCTCAAGGGTCTCTGCGCGCAGGCTTCTCAGAAGGTCCAGAATGCTCTGGACTTCATAAGTGCCAAGGCTGTCATGCAGTTTCTTCGCCAGCTCCTGCTGGGTTCTGCGCCTGTCCGGCGTCATTTGGGTCAAGTCCTGCCTCCAATATGTCGAGCGCAGCTTTAGTCTTCGTGGCATCGGCGTTCGCGTCGTTCTTCTTCGCCTGCGCGATGTTCTTCATCGCGTCGGACAGGAGCTTGCGAACCTGGGCCTCGGACACCTGCTGCTGCGCAGCCAGCGCCGCCTGCTGAGACTGATCCGCCGCCGCCTTCTTGCGCTCGGCCTCGTCGGGGGCGACAAGCAGGTTCTGGAGATCGCGCACGGCGAAACGCTGCTCGACAAACTTGCGCTCGTCGATGTGCATCATCTCCTCGGGGCGCAGGCTCATGGCGAGCTGGTCGATCTGCATGCCGCGCACTTCCTTCGCGATGAGCGAAGTCGCGCCGCGCGCGATGACGTTGTAGTCGCCAGCCGGGACCAGTTCTGGATTGAACAGGCGGTTGAAGTGAACGATGCTCTGGATGATCGACTGCGTGAAGCTGTCGAAATTCCTGATGATGTCCTTGAACGGCAGCGCCGCGTCTCCGCGCATCATCGAGGCGCCCGCCGCCGTCCGCATCGGCTCAGACGGCATCTTGCCCGCCTCCATGTCGCCGCCCGTCGCCGGACCCACAAAAGTCTCGGCGTCAGCGAACTTCATGAAGAGTTCGATGATCTGCAGAAGTTCCGGCAGGTGGCTGTCGATCTGGACATTGCGCACCGCAGGCTGAGAGGCGTCCGCGCCGGAACCCTCGCGATACCAGATTTTGTAGGCGGAGGTGCTGGTCAAGTCCTGATCGGGGCGCAGCAGGTCTGTGTTCAGTTCAAGATTAGGACCGCAAACCACAGACGCATTATCAAGGAGCATCCTCGACGCAGCGCAGATAGACATTTGAGAATCGCGTATGACATTGGGGAGACCATTTCCGATCGGCGCCGTGTCGTCTTCGTCGAAGATGAATGTGTGCAGCGTTTTTACGTCAACGCCCAGAGCGCGCCACGGGTTCATGTCGGCGCGAATGACATTGCCCTCGATCATCCAGACTTCGGCGTCGATGTCCTCGGCCTCGGTCCCTTCCTCGATCTCGACGCCCGCCTGTTTCAGCAGTTCGCCCGAGACGGGGCCGTTCCAGACGATGACCTCATACTTGGTCCCGTCAGCCTTCATCTCGTTCGTATTGACGCGAACGCCCATCGTGCGGAGTTCGGTCTCGAACGGCTGCGGCTTGTAATTGCCGTTGGAGTTACGGTTCAGATACTGCGTGATCTGGTCAGCAAAGAAACCGGGGCGGTCGCGCAGCTTCTTCACCTGCGAGCGCGACATCACGTAACGGCGGAAGTAACCGTCCATCTGCGACAGCGCCTTGGCCGACAGGTCGAGATACAAGTCCCACACCGGCAGGAACTCATACATCGGCTTGTAGATTTCGGTGGTCTGCGGCATCGGCATGCCGCTGTAGGGGTCCATCTGCCAGGTCGTCGCCTGCTCGACGCGCGCAAACGGCCCGACCAACGCGCCCAGCCCATACAGGATGCCGGACTTCAAAGCCTGACGGTTCAGGGCGATGTAGTCGATCGTCTGGTCGCCGCCGAGTTCCTGCAACTGGTCGTCGATTGTCTTCGACATATCGTCTGCGCGGGACTGCGCGAGGCGCATTGTCGCTTGCTTGATAAGTTCCGGCGTGATCTGCATCTGGACGCCCGTCTGGGCGTTCTGCTGCATGATCGCCTCTATGGACGCCATGACTTCCTGCGGGTCCATGTCGGGCGACGGCGAGGCTTCAAGCGACCAGTTGCGCTCGTTGCCGGGGAACATCAGCCCCATGATCCTGGACAGAACCGAGATTGTCTTGACGCGCGTGATGCGCGGATAGGCGCGCGACCGATTGGGTGACAGATCGCGATCGACCTCGGGGTCGTAGACGCCGAGATACTGGCGCAGGTTGCGCAGCCACTTCAGTTCCTGAATGCGGCGGTCGGAGACATACTGGCGGAACAGCTTGTCGAGCTTGTCGCCCAGCGCCCGCAAATCTTCAGAGCGAATGACAGGAGTAGGAGCCGTCTCGGGCGCATTCACCATAACATCCGGCGCGTTAAGCTCCGCTTGAGCTTGCGCCGGGAAATTAGGGTCAATCATCTACTACCCCTAGCGTCTGCGGATTTCACAGATACCATTAGTGGTATTTCGATGCGGCTGTAAAATAACGGGTCAGCGGAAGTGGTAGCCGTTGTTCGTGAAACGCGGCGGCGTGAACGGCTTGCGGCCAGCCGTAGCGTATCGCGCCTCCCGCTCGCCCTGCTTGTGAAAGTAACGGGCGAGGTAGCCGAAGGCGTCACCGGGGTGCGAGAACTGGTTCTTCTCCGGCACCGGCCCCTTCATGGCGTCGTTCTTCGTATTGACCTCGAAGCGCCACCCGCCGCGCAACGCGCGCACGAGCGTCGGGCACTCTTTCTCGTCGATCAGGAGAGCCGCCCTGCCCTCGACCAGTCGCGTCGTGAAGTGGTCGATCGCGTCGAGGCGCAGCGGCAGACGGTTGTTGCTCTCCGGCTTTGCGGGGAAGTATCGGCGTATGATCTCGACGACGGCGCGCTCGTCGGTCTGCGCGCGGTTCGCGGACGCCGGGTCGGGGGCGCAGATGATGTCGCGCGCGTCAGGAAAACGGCGCCGGATATACGGCTTCAGCAGTTCCTCAATGAAGCGCTGCGTGCCGTATCCTTCAGCGATGACCTCGCCCATGACAAGGAGGCGCCCGTTCAGGTCTTGCTGCCCGAAGATCGCCGCCGTCCCACCCAGACCGGGGTCGAAGCCGAAGACGATCGGCAGGTGCGGATTGAACAGCAGCGGCTTCTTGGAGAGGTGCATCTCGGGGTTGAAGGTGGAAACAACAGGCTTGCCGGAAGACGAGAAGCCCCAGACGCACTCAATGAACTGCTTTACCCACTCGTCCGGCTTGCCCTGAATAGCGCTCAGATAATAGTTCGGCGGAAGGTTATCGACGTTCTCGGCGTCTTCGCTGAGACCTGACGGCTGCACGAAGAAGCGCGCATTACTCGGCAGACTGTGGTGCAGGTAGTCATACCACCAGTTGTCTTCCGTATCCGAGTTGGACGAGCCCCACATGCCAAAGTTCGTGGCGCCGCCGTCTTTCTTGGACGGGTAACGACCGACACGCGCGGACAGGGCGTCGATGATCTTTCGCGGGATCTGCACGAACTCGTCGATGATCGCGAAGGTGATTTCAAGAGACAGGACGCGCGCGACGTCGTCTGCCGTGTCCAGGGGGCGGAACAGAACGTCGCACTCGACGTCGTCGAACTTGAGGAGGAACTTGTTCTCGGACGCGCGCCACGAGCCAGCCTCGCCGTCCTTGAACCAGTAGTTCCACGAGGTGATCGTCGTGTCGCGCAACTGCGGTAGCGTATTACGAACGATGACGGCGCGCGTCCTGCGGATGCCGTCCGGCCCCGGCTCCTGCAGCTTCGCCATGTATGCGAGCTTGAAGAACAGTCCCGTCGTCTTGCCCGAGCCGACCGGGCCGACGATCCAGTCGTAGAACAACTCGCGCGGACGGTAGTCCATGATGAAGTCGCGCACAGTCAGCGGCGGCTTGTAGTCGATGACGCTCATCGCACTCTCTCTGTGCAGAAGACGCCCACGACGACCAGGAAGAGAGAGAGAACCAGCCGCCGTGAGCGCTCGCCCGTGGGCAATTCACAGTAGCTGAGTGTGAAATAGGTGGGCAAATAACGGTTGTGCGTAGGATTAAGCGGCGATAGATTGAACGTGCATCAAGAGCCGGGACCGTCAGGTCACGCGCCAACCGACATCGAACGGTGGCAAAACGATGCGACCCTTGGAGGTAAACGATGACTGTCAAACCCTGGAAATCGAAACGTCTCGGCGCCGTCAAAGGCCTCAATGCGCGCTATCACAAGGTCAAGCGCATAGAGAACGATGGCGACTATCTTGATGTCCAGTTCGTGCGTGAGGACGGCGAGATTGTTGTTGGTGTTTACAAGCGCATTGGCTGGAGTTGGGCGCCCTCGAAAGAGCGCGCCGAACTCGTCGAAATGCTCTCGTCACCGCCGCTGGTCTTCGCGCGTGGCGGCAAGGCCCGCTGACGGGGCGGCAACGCCTGCGCCAATCAGGAACTTTTCAAGCGCCGATTTGCCGCCGCTTTGCAGCGCGTCAAGTCCTTGCTGCATCATGCCATGACCACCGGGACGCGAGAGCAACTCAATTGAGTTGTTGATGTCCAAACGCCCGTTGCCGCCGTTCGCAATCTTGCCTTGCCGGAACGCAAGTATGTCTTTTGCCTGCTGAAGAACGGCGGGATCTGTGTCTGCAATTTTCTGTTCTTTTGCAGGCATAGCGTTGAAACGCCGCACCAGTTCGCTGGACACAAGACCGTGCCCAGCATTTTCGGCGGCAAACATCGGTAGGTCTGAGCGCGGCGCAATCGGTGATTCCGGCTTCGCCTCAAAGTCAACGTAGCCGCGTCCTTTTGTCATACCGCTCTTGGTGCGCTCGTAATTGTCTGGATTGCCGGAGAAAGTCGTGGCGATTTTCTCTTCGTCGGAAGTGGTGAATGGTGTTTTTTCGTCAAAGTTCAGGACATAAGCGCCTCGGCCAGTGTCTATTGCTGCTGTATTGGGATACTCCTCAAGATGAGCGCGAAGTGTAGGCGCGTCCAGCTTGCCATCGCGTTTTATTGCGAGGTTAGGTCCACCCTCTATCGGAACCTCTGCAATGTTCGGTACGCCATATTGCCCAAGGAACATGCCACGCCGAGCAGCGGAATAGTCGAGAATGTTCTGTGTGCGGTCGGCTACTTGTCCGCTCTTTCCGATCGGAAGCTCGAAGCCGGTGGCGCCAGCAACATTTGTCTCCAAAGGCTTTGCAATTCCATCCGGCCCAGGCAATGGCTGGAATGCGCCTTGCACTGGCTGCGTGGCGATCGTTTTCAATCCAAGACGACGGTTGATGATGTCGTGGCCCTGCTCGTCCTTGAACGTCGCAAGCGCCGACGACGAGAAGGCGTCACGGCTACCGGGCGTTGCTTCAAGCAACTCTTGGAAGTCTCCGACGCCATTGCCGCCGATCGCCTCGACCGGCTGGTAACCCATGATCGAATTAAACTCGGCGCCAGGGTAGAATTTCTTTGACGCGCTTTCTCTGCCGCGAATGGCGCGCAAATCCTCAAGCGTCTTGGCCGACGCCATCAGGTTGCGCTCGTCAGCCGCTGTCATGGGGATTGGGTTGTTTGCTCCGAACATACCAACGGTCGGGGTCAGGTTCTGCAACTTGTCGCCATAACCCGAACGCTGGAGAATGTCCGCATATTGCGGTTGCGTAAACAGCGTCTCAAAATCCGGCGTTCCCGCGATCATGTCGCGCGTCAGCATCCCTCGTTGCAGCAAATCTCGCGCCGGTATGCCCGTATTGTTCTGCAACTCCATCAAGGGCATCGCGACAGACCAGCCGGTCTCCTGTACTTCTGCAGGCGTCAGGCCGATCTTCTGGCCCGCCTCGCGCTGGCGGGCGCTCATGGCAAGATAGCCGGGTGAAAAACCGGCGTTGCCTTCCGCAAGCTGCTTGGCGGTGGGCGACTGACGGAACAGCCCCTGGTCGACGCCGGAGACGTTCGCCATCCAGGCGTCGTTCGTCACCTTGTAAACGTCGTCGGCAAGGTTTCTGAAGAAACTGTCCACCTTCGGCCCGGACAGAACAGTCTTCAGCGGGTCTTGTGACGAAAGCGCACGCACCGTATTCGGCACCCAAGCGCCAAGCACGCTGTCCTCGCCTTTGTTGCCCTGCACAGAACGGCCCATCACCGCCTTGATCACGGTCGGGTCTGTCGGACGACCAGCGGAGTTCCACTCGCGCCAGATGTTCAGAGCGTTGGTCAGGTTGCTCTCGACGCTCGTCTGGGGGCTCGTCGCAGCAAGAAGCGCTGCAAACCTCGGCGCATCCTCCTTGCCAAAGACGTCAAGGAGCGCCTGCGTCGATCCGCGATACCAACCCAGTTTTGGCGCGCCCGCTTTAGACAGCGAAGCAAACTGCGCCGCAGACGGGATAACATCAAGAAGCCGCTTCATCGGCTCGATCATGCCTGGGTTCCGAGCGATGATCTCTAGTTCGTTCGGCAGAAGAAACTTCGCGGTCTGGTTGAACGTCGGGTCGGCTGCGCGAAGATCCGCGATAATGTTGCCCGCCTTGTCCGAAAGGCCGGTCTTCTGCATGCGGGCAATTTCCTGCGTGGTCTGGCCGCGAACCGGCGCTGTTGCCGGAGCGAACCCGCCAGCAAGCCCGGCGACTTTCTCGCCCTTCGCCAGCATCGGCATTCCCATTGCCGCCAGTTTTGCAGCCAAAGGCGCCTTCAACATGCCGCCAAGCCAAGCGCCTGCGCCAGTTGCATACAGAGCGTCACCAGCCGCAGACGCGCCCTTCATCAGGCCAGAAACAATATTTTTGTCGCGGAAGTCCTGCATCATCGAGGGCTCGTAGCCGCCCTCTGCACGCGGGAACAGGCCAGCCGCCGCTGCGGCGCCGGAGCCAGGAGCCATGCCCGCGCCCATCAGCGCCAGCCTGTCGCGCATCAATGCGCCAGCCGCGTCGTCCTGCTGCGGAAGCTGATCCTCGCCGCCGTAGAGCTGCGACCTTACAAAGGAAGACGCACGGTCTTTTGCCGGAACCAACCCCATATACGACGACCACGGGGCGTTGCGAAAAGGAATGCGTTCGTCAGCCATGCGCAAAACTCTGATACGGTAACTTAATACCGCCTATCACATTGCGCGACGACGATCGAATAAGGCCGTTACTTCAGCGCGACGGACCCGCGCGCATATCGAGCGTGACTGCTGAACCTACTGTCAGACGGCTAGTTCACGTTACGCTCGAAATTCAGTTCCTCAACCATTCATATATGAAGATGACGGCGAGGATCGATACAGACACCGCAAAGAACGCCGCCTCGCCGTCAGTGAGCCTGCCGCTCGCCTGTGTCGATTGAGACGAGGCGAGGCTCGTCGTAAAAGTGGCGATAGATACCGCGTCCATCACTTATCCCCCAGGATCAGGTTGATGCTCAGACCAACGGCATTGCCGACGCCGACGCCCTCCTTGCTGTCGTATCCGGCAACGCGGAACGTCGTCTTGATCAGGTCGGCGCGCTGCGGGGCGGGCGTGTCCTCGTCGTGGATCATCTTCCAGCTTGTCTTCAGGATTTCTTCCGCCTGCAGACGCGCCTTCATCTTGAAGGACATGCCCTCAGTCTTCAGAGCCTCGCGCTGTGCGTCGACCTCCGCAAGGAAGTCGGGGTTGCATGACAGGACCGCCCAGTCCTCGGGGCTGATCTTGTAGGCCTCGACCAGCTTCTCGATCGGCCCGGTCTGCAGCGCGATCTCGATCGGCAGCGTGCGCGGCCAGAGTTGGATCTCGGCAGGGTCGAGCGGGTTCAGGACGCGGGTCTGGACGGCGGGAGGCTTCGGCGCCGGGGGGAGGATTTCCGCAGGCGGCTCGAACTGCGACGGCTCGAGTTGCTGCAGCGGATGCTTCCTCGGTCTGCCGCGCCCTCTCTTCGGCGTGTCGGTCATTAACCGCGCTCCAGCATGTCTCTGTCGGAGTAGAGCAGTTCAATCTGCCCCTCAAGGCCCACGATCTTCTTCTCAAGAACGTCAATATACCGGACCTGACCGGCGCAGTTCTCGCGAAAATGATCCCGCTCCGCGAGAAGCCTACCAATCTGGTCTATCAGACCATTCACAATGCGGTCTTCCTCGTCGTCGGGCCAGATACGGGAAGAGGCGTCGGCAATCAGATCGTTCAGTTTATCCGCCTCAGTCATCTCTCTCTCACTTCAAAAAACGCACCTTGTAGGTCGTCTGGTCGATCAAAGCGACGATCTCGTCGATGATGTTCTGCAGGTGGCTGTCGGCGCAGATCGCCGCTCGGTTCTTGCCGATCCAGCCGTCGAGTTCCTTCAGCAGGGACATCGGCGTCTCGGCGCCGTGCAGCTCGTCGGGGTAGTCGGTCAGCAGACCGTAGCGGCCCTGGTAGGCCTCCGCGAACGTGTCGGCCAGCGGGACGATGTCCTTGTAGAAGCCGCGCAGAGCCATGTGCAGGGCAAAAGAGTTGGTCCGCAGGTGCAGGATGTGCGCGATCGTGCGGGCGTGAAAGCAGCGCGAAACAAGTTCGGCGGCGAGTTGGGGGGAGTGGTCGGCCATACGCGGAGTAAGCGGGCGGATGGCGGGGGCGTCAAATAAGGGAGCAGTGAAGTCACTTGGCTGCCGGTAATGAAGTGACTACGCTACCGGAAACGGAGAGAGAGCAATGGCAGTCATCAAGGTTGAGGTCGAGGAGAAGGTCGTCGTCAGGGATGAGACGAAGGCGGAGGTGAAGGAAGAGAAGAAGGAGCCGGTCGAGAAGTCGGAGGAAAATTCCAAAAAATGAGCCAAAAAATTTTTTGGAAATTGGACATACGTCGTGCGTATAACGGGCCTTAGCGCAAGCTTGGCTATTGGGGAAAACCAAGAAAAATTATGTGGGGGACCATTAAATAGAATCTATAGATAGCTCTAACCCCCTCGCCCCCTCTGTTCCGGCAAAAGAATTATTGCCTTGAGCGTGGGCGCCAGGGCGATCGATCAGCCTTGAGCCCGGCTGCACTGTGGGGCGTCTGCCGCCCCACAATCGCGCACAAGCATTTGTTTTTATTTATTCTCCGGCGGTTTACGAAACCGTTGTGGCCTCCCGGCGCCCGTCTTGGGGGTCCGGTCGGCGGGTCAATTCAAAAATGAATCGCGTTATATGTTAGTGTGTTGCGCGTCGAAACTACTGTGAGTCACAACGCATGTCGTTTTACACGACCGACCTCGATGACTTGAACAGCGCCCCGCGACTTCCGACCGAGAGCGAGCGGGAGAAGGCAGAGCGCTTGACGCCCGTCGAGCTGCGGCTCGGCGCCGCCCTGTCAAAGATACCGGCGGCAGTTCAGCGGAAAGGCCTGCCGATCGCCACCATACAGGCGCAACTGCCGGGACGAACGAAAGGCAAGCGCTGCGACCTTGGCGAACTGGCAAAGGCCTTGCGTCGGCGTGGGTGGCAGAAGAGGCAGCACTGGGAGCGGCGCAACGAAGAGGCGTCCGCGACCCTCTGGTATCCGCCCGGCGTCGACCCGGTGCAAGCGAGCATCGCAGCTCGAATGAAACTCCCGCCCGGTCGACCGCCGAAATGGCTGGCCCACGCCCGCAAGCTGGCGCGCGAGTCCGGTCTCGTCTTCTAGACGCCCGCCTCGACCCAGCGCTCTGCGATCTCGTCGAGCGCCCGGCGCACGGCGCACAGTTCGTCGAGCGTGCGAGGATAGCGACCGCGACCTTCGATGATCCCGCGCTCGAGCGGCCCCATGATCGGCGCGAGCGTTCTGTATCGCCGGATCACCTGCCGCTCGAACTGGTCGAGGCGCGCCGACGACAGTCTGCGGTCGACTGCGCCCGCGTCAGGATCCTGACGGTCGTGCAAGCCACTGACGATCGCCCGGTAGGCGCGTGAGAGGGCTGTCCATTTCTTCGACGTCGCGAACTGGTCGATGGTGATTCTGGACTGCGCCGCAAGCTTGGACATGACACAACGCACGGGCGCCTCCTGACTGTCGAGAGGGTCCATTGCAGCGTCGAAAAAGCGCCCCGGCAAATAGCGCTGCTGGCTCCTGCCAAGCTCTCGTTTCGCAAATTTCGCAGTTTCGCAACATCCTCTAGACATATACTCAGGCTTGACTATACGGAGGGACTCAAAGAGGCTGACGCGAAATTGCGAAAAGTGCGAAAGATTATAAATAGGAATATATATAAGATATATATTTCAGTATATTACCACCCATTTTCCTGGATTTTTCGTTTCGCAAACCTTTTGCGAAATCGTGCGAATTTCGCGCGAAATTTTCTTGCCAAGCTTATGTTCCAGGGCGACACGTTTGCGAAATCGTATTTTTCGCGCGAAATTTTGCGAAAAGAAAAAGGCGCCCGGAGGCGCCCCTTTTAGCTAGTCACACACCCGACCCGCCGACCCTACGCGAGCCCCCGGTCGATCGCCCGCATGAGCCTTCGGAAGGCCGTCTCGTATGGGCACGGCCTCGACTGGTAGAGCCACCCCTTGAGCGTATTGAACCGCACGCCGAGCGCCTCCGCAGCCTCCTCTGCGCCGCCGTATCCGTTGGCCTCGATCCATGCCCGGAGGACGTCGCGGAACGGTCTCGGATCGTTTTCCCAGTCGTGATATGAAGCGGCCATGCTGGTCTGCCTTCTCTCCTGTTGGTGGACAAGCTAGGGGCGCCTCGATCTGGACAATCGGGCGCCCCGTCTGCGTTACGGCTTGGCGAGGTAGACCGCCGAGCCCTTCACGATTTTGCAGCCGGGAAAGAACCGGCGCACCTGACTGACGCTGTCGAAGTGCACCTTGGCGAACCATTCCCTATTGTAGAGGTATAGGTCGAACGCGGTCGGCGTCTTCTGCGTCTTCGTCTTCTTCGTCATGTCGTTTCTCCCTTAGCCGCGATCAAACCAAGCCACGCAGGCCTCGTTCTGGTCGGTGTCGCGGATACAAACAATTTTTTCCGCGACGGGCGTGAAGGCCTCCAATTCGTTCGCCAGTTCCCGAAGGATGCGGGCGCACTCGAACGCGGTGCCGGTAGACACGGCCTTGTCGCCGTCGACTGGGTCGAAGGCGTCACTGTCACAATCTATGAGAATACGTAGTTGCATCTTCTTTCTCCTGTGTAGGAGGGCTGGACCCCTCCGCAGAGGGCGCCGCTTGGACGCCCTCGCCGGAACTGTCAGCGCACCGTAAACTCGTTTCGCTTGGCGAGGCTCCAAGCGGCGTTCCACAGTTCAAAGTCTTCGGGCTCTTCTCCCGTCTCCGGGTCTTCGCCCTCACACTCGCGCCCCACGACCTTTGTGAAGGCCTCGTCCATTGCCATGTTGGCGTCGCAGAAGTCGTGCGAGTGGCAGACGTTCGGGTTGTCCTGCGCGCGGTTGCGCTGAACGACTGCCACCATTTGCTCCACGGTCAGCCAATCTCGCAGGACGCGCGAAAAGGCCTTGGACAGTTTCAGCACCTTGTCCTCGAACACGACCGCGCGATGCCACGCCGCCTCGAAGTCGTCCAGCCACTCGCGCTGGCTGTTCGTCAGTTCCGCGCCGTGTGCGTGGCGCAGGTGTTCCACTGGCAGTGATTCGTCGAAGTCGTTTGCGACGAGCCACTCGCCATAAATGTCACTGAGCCGGTCGCTGTCTTTGATGTTGTCGAAGTCGCGTTGCATCTGTTTCTCCTGTTTGCTGTGTGAAGGTCTGGACACCTTCGCGAGGGGCGCCTTGTGAGACGCCCCCACCGAAATTGTCACTTGTCGAGGATCAGAGCGCGCTCCAACCCGATACGCGCTGTCTCGTCGTTGATCGCCTTGAGGATTGCATCCCAGTCGTCGGTGCTGACGATGTCCTGTTCGGTCATCGTGCCGTCGCCCGTGCGATACAGCGTGAAACGCGCCGTGTCGGGGTAGTCGCGCTTTTGCGGATCAAGGTAGTCGACGAAGATCGCCAGCGAAATCGCCTCGTTGCAGAAATTGGGGCATGCGTCGTTGCACCATGACGTGTCGACGAAACCCTCTGGGATGTTTGGCATCGTGGCCGGGTCGAAGTCTGGAAACTCTTCTCTGTAGGTCATCTGTCTCTCCTGTTCATTTCAAGCGCCTCTGGACAGGCGCCCCCCCTATATAGCGGATCGCTACACGACAGACAAGCGATTTTTGGCTATTGACTTCATCTGTGACTAGCGCCATTCTGTCGCCTGTCCTGTCCAGAGGACGAACACAGGAGACTGCAATGCTAATTGTTCGTGAAATCATCTCAGCTTTCGAGATGCCCATAATTGGCCGCGCCAAAAACATTCATGAGGCGCTGCAAATGATCCCGAGCGCGTATCACTCGCTCGAAGAAGATCGCGACCACCCCGGCCATTACGACCTGATGAATCTGCGCGGCCAGCAGTTCACGATTGAACCAGAAAAGAACGCAGCGTGATGCTTGCGTATTGCGGGCGGGCTACGGCCCTCCCGCGATGCAGAGGCATCCCCTCTCGCTCTGTCCAGAGAGCGCAATACAGGAGAAGACAATGCAGATCATCGAAACAAAATATATCGGCGCGACAAATCATCGCGGCTCTCGCGTTTCCGCCAAGGCGTCTGGCTGCGGAGCGAAAGTGGTCGTTTCGTGGGATTACGAACTGAACGCCGAAGCGAACCACAAACGCGCCGCCCACGCCCTCATGGAAAAACTCGACTGGGTCGGAAAATATGTTGGCGGTCACACAAAGACCGGCATGGCGTTCGTTTGCGCCGACGACAGGTTCTCATACTCGGTCGAGCGCTGACCTTTGCGTTTTTGGGGCGGGTTACGGCCCTCCCCAAAGCCGGAACGATCAGCCGTTCCCCGCGCTGTCCAGAGCGCGGCACACAGGAGAGAAAACATGCGTATTGTCCCTATTCAGCAAATCGCCTCCGCCCGCAATGGCCGTTATCAGGTCTGGGCGAGGTGGGATGACGACGCGATGATCTATGAACTGTTCGCGAGCGCCGCCGCCGACGACTACGTAGGATGCGCCGCCGACATGCACGAGGCGCGCGACATTGCGCAGCGACTGATTCGCGAGTGGCAGTCGTTCTGACCTTTGCGTTTTGCGGGCGGGCTCACGCTCTCCCGCAAGGCGGAACGGTCCAGCGTTCCATCAAACAGGAGAATGCAATGCCGACAGAATCTTTTGTCTGTTACGGAGAAGGAAAAACCGCGCAAGAAGCCTTCGACAGCGAGCGCGCTGCGTTTCGTGAGGCGTGGGGCGGGCAGGAATACACTGGCACAATTGCGGAGAAGGATTCCTTCGTGATGATCGACCTTCCCGCAGGCGAGGACGCCGAGGCGTATGCCTATAGTCTGATCGACGCCAACGATCCACGCATAGCCGACAAATACGGGCCTGCGGGCTGCATTGAGGTAGGCGGCGACGAGTGGCTGTTCTTTGGTCTGTCCATTGGTTGAAAGCATGACGCCGGGGGCGGGTGGCGCCGCCCCCCCCGGGATGCTTTCCCCTCGCCCTGTCCAGAGGGCGTGAACACACAGGAGAAAAAAATGGGTGCGCAGATATTCTCAACCCAAGCCCCCGGCAAAACAGCGCAGGAGGCTTTTAACAACGCAGTCCGCGAGGCGCAGCATGAATACGGCCACAGCGGATACACCGGGTCGATCGCGGAGAAAGACTCCTTCGTCATGATCAAAGACCCAATCCCCGGCGACATGAGCGTGAGCGAATACGCCTACAAGCTTGTGATGGATCAAGACCCGCGCATCGACGACAAATGGGGGCCTGCGGGCTGTATTCATCTGGGCGGCAATAACTGGCTCTTTTTCGGCATCGCCTCGTCCTGACCCACCCACGCCCCGCTCGCGGTTGATTCTGCGGGCGGGTTTTCTTTATCCTTCGTCTCACAGGAGACCGACCATGCGTAAACTGATTTTCGCCGCCCTTGCGCTTGCCCCCGGCGTGGCGCAGGCGGGGTACCTCGACCGCGTGCCGACCGACAATGCCTACCACTATGACCGGCGCGACGACCCCATGCCGCGCGATTACGAGCGCCCCTACCAGCCACCGCCGGTCGAGCAAAAGTGCATATCCATTCCGCTGGACGACGGTCGGTCTGTCATCAAATGCCGGTAACCGACCCGCAGACGCGGCAGGCGCGCAGCCGGGCAGCTCGGATTGCTGAAGGGGGGCGTGCGGTGCATGTCGTCCTGACGCCGGACGAGGCTCGCGCCCTCGACATGATCAAGCAAAGTCTCAGCCTCGGAGGCCGGGACGCGATCGGCGCCGCGCTCCTGAGAACGGCGTCGAGATTGCCGAAAAAGCGCTGAACTGAGCGCCGCGCATTGACTTGACCCTGGCCCAGGCGCGTCCAGGCGGCGCAAAATTCTATCGCCCCGCGTTCACACCTATATGTGCGCGGGGCGATTTTTTTATTGTGGCGACGTATCCAATACGAAACGAAGATACATCACCTCGTCCCGGCATTCCTCGATAACTTCTTCCGCCCGCGCCAGATCGACCTGCAAATCGTGCGCCCTCCGCGCCAGCTCGACATGCTCAAGGCGATTTTTGTGCAGTTTTTTCCATATCGCCTGTTCGACTTCGACCGTTCCCATTGCCGCTCTCCTACGTCAGGATCGTATAAATTCGGTTCGTCATGTTCAGCCCGGTCACGGTCTGCTTGACCCGGCCCGCCTCGACGAGGGCGTTGACGACTTCGTCCACCCGCTTTGACGGCATCTTCACGGCGCGCATCAGGCGCATGCGCGTGACTTCCCCCCCCGCCTTCTTGATGAAGCCGTAGACCTTGTTCATCTCGGCCTCGAACGGGTTCTCGGAAATCTTGTCTTCCGTGTCCTCGCACATTGTGTCAGCGGCGCCGAAGACGTAGGTCGACGCCCACAACAGGTCGTCCTTTGTCACCGCCGGGTTGCGCCAGTCCCGTGAGATCGCGACGAGCGTGGCGACCCGGATCGTGTTCTCGGCGCATCGCACATAAAGCCCGTTCGATCGCGTCTTCGCGCGCCCGTGCTTCTCGATGTCCTTCCACGTGTCCTTCGCCTCGCTATTGGCGAACGGAACATCGAGCTTGTCTGCCGAGACGGGCGTCCTGCCGTCGCCGTGATAGTTGGCGCCTTCGAGGCTCTCCCGATCATAGACCTGCTTGCAGCCGACGATGATCTCGCCGGGAACGTCGGTGATGTCGTCCTGCGGGTCGCAGTCGATCGGCTCCTCGTCGTTGCGCAGGATGATGAAGCGGTTCAGCAGACCGTTCTCGACTTCCGACTTCGACATCTTCGCGTAGAGTTCGCCGGTCGTAGTTGCGCCGAAAATCGAGAAGTTCGGCCAGTGGACGACTTCCGCCTTGCGAGCTGCCGATTCCTTCGTCTTGTAGAGCTTGAAGTTGCGCGAGTAGATTTTCCTGATCTCAGCCGAGATGCCCGTCTCGTAGGTCGCCGCGTTGCGCGAAGAGCCCCGCCCGATCAGCCCGGCGCACTCGTCGATGCAGCACACGAGGTTCGGCTGGTTGAGGAGGGCCGAGAAGATCGCGACGTCCGATGAAAATTCACCTGGCCCGAGGTGGTCGATGAGCCCTGCGGCGCCGAGGATTTCAGCCACACCGTCCATCGGGTTCTGCTTTCCAAAGCCAGACGGCGCGGCGATGATCTGGTAGAGCGACGTTCCCGTCCCGGTCGGGCCACGGTATTGGCGACCAGTCAGGACAGACATGACGGCCAGCGCCGCGCCCATCGAGAACAGCGGCTGCTGAAAACGCGCCGACAGCGTGATGTGGTTCGCCATCATGCCAAGGAGGCCGGGAGCCTGCGTGACGTCGATCCGAGGCATCTTCATGGGCTCCCGCGCGGGCTCTTCCGGCGCCTCTGGGGGTGCAGCTTCATTGGTCTTGGGCGTGATGTTGTCGAACTGATTGTAGTTGAAATGGGCCAAGCCATAGACGAGATCCGCGAGGAACCTGTAGGCGTCTCCGGTCGTTAACTTACGGCACACGGCGACGAGATCGATCGGGCTGTAGCCCTTGGCGTTATCCCCGAAGTCCACGATGGCCGGGGAGCGCAGGTCGATCTTGAGGTTCTGGCTGCGGTCTTCGAGGTTGTTGCCCGTCGAGGAGTCTCGGAAGTTTGCGACAGCAATATAGCCGTTGCGCGTTGACTCCAATTTGAACAGGCCGAGCGTATGTATCCATTTCTCGACGTTCGCCCAGGCGTCCTGGTTCAGAATTTTGTAGGGCTTTGTCTGGTCGAAATTGTTGAAGCGCGGGTCGCCCGCCCTTGCCGCCGCGTTCATCGCGTGGCTGTGCGGCATCGTCTCGTCGTTGTAGCCTTGGTCGCGCAGCACATCCTTCAGCCGCTCGAACGTGTCCTCCGGCAGCTCGGGCAGGTCGTCCGGCTCGATCTCGTCGAGGGCATACTTGCCCGTCCATTTGTAGGGCTGTCCGGTTTTGGGATGGATCGACGGCGGCAGCACGGTCTGTCGCCCCTCCGCGAGGACGTCGACCAAGCGCACGATCCTGCCGTCGAACTTGGTGCCGTTGAACGCCGTCGAGGGGATCGACTTCGACCGGAAAAAGAAAGTCGCGCCCTTCTGCCCCTTCTTCACGACGTCTGTGTGCGGCAGGGCGCGCCTGACATCCTCGACGGCCTCGTCAACATCGACGTCGATCGCGACCACGTATTGAGACGCGCGCCCGAGGATCAGGCAGACGCCGCCGTCCGGCTTGTTCGCCCACGACGCGACCTGCCGCTCCGAGGGGAGGTTGGCCGTGTATTTGGAAGTCCAGTTCGACATGGGCTTCCACGCGCCGGAGATGAAGTCGGCGGGTATCTTGTCGCCCGGCATGCAGGGCACGGCGCAGAAGCCACGCTCGACCAGCCGGGCGCCATAGATTGCGTAGGGCGAACTCACGGCGCTTCTCTCCCGCAGCAGCAGAGCCAGATCATCAGGACGGAATAAGCGTTGTGCGGCGGCCCCAAGTCAGTGTCGAGCGCATAGCCCTGCATCATGCGATGCCTGACATCTGGGTAGGGCACATACCGATAGGCGACGCTTAGTCCACAAGTTCCGGCGTTTTTGTTTTTGTTTTGATCGGCTGTTCGGTGAGCAGTTCGGTCAAGCTGTTCGGCAATTCGAGGCGTCGAAATCTGCATAGGAGATACCCAAGGTTCAGAACGCCTAGAGCCATGTTGTAAGTTACGCCGGGTGCGACTTCGTGCAACGTGGCGACGAAATCACCGTCAATACCAATCGTGATTGCCCGAAGCGTGTAGACCTGACCCAATGTCAATCGGGACGGCCCGTAAGCTCCATCGCTATCGTCAATGCAGACGATCTCAGTGCCGGGTGGCGTGTCAGGAGAAATCATTTCCGCCTCTTTGGCTTGTCGTCATCCCCCAGCATGAGGTGAACAACGAAGGCGACGAAGGCTGCGACGGTGACGCTGATCACGGCGTGCATGAGGGTTTCATCGTCCATCGTCCTCTTCCTTTTCAGCCTGAAGAGGAACGTCGCGCCACTCTTCGATGTAGTAGACGCGACCCATGTCGCCTTTTGTGATCTTCCAAAGCTGCTGAAGAACTTTCACCTCGTCGCGACAGACGAACCGCAGTTGCATCGTTGGCTTCTCTTCCACCCACCGCCCCATCACTGACCTCCCCGCGTCACGTAAATAAAAACCAGCCAGCCGAACTTGAACGCCAGCACAACCCCGTATGCGAACATGACCGCCCGCAAGATCATCCACGCCTGTTCGAGCGGGTGCATGAGCGTCTCCTTAAAACGGCGCCTCTTCGCCCGACATCACCTTGTCGAGGTGCGACACATATTCGGACATGAACTTGGTGAACGCCGCCTGGACGTTGACGTCCATCTTCGCAACGCGCTCCAGACCGGCGAACGTCTGCCCGTCGATGTCGTCGAGCGACTTGATCCCGCGCTCCCACATGAGAGACAGCACCGCCTCAAGCAGCGCCGACACGACGGCCTCCTTGGCGCGCGAGATCGCCGCCGCCTCGTAAACTGTGAGTTCCTTCTTCGTCATCTGATAGACCCTCTTCGCGTATCCGATGTGCCGATCACAGGCCCACAGAATGTCCGGCGCCTTGATGTCCTTCCTTGCGTAGCCGGAAGGACCGGCCAGTCTCCCGCACACGCCACAGACGACGGGCGCGGGAGACCTGAGACCAAAGATCACTGAGGCTTCTCTTCCTTGTCAGCCTTGAGGAGATCCTCGCGGACCCCGCCGACGCTGCTGTTAAAAAACTCGACCGCTTTGTTAAACTGTTCGTCGTCTACCGGCGCCGTCAAACAAGCGAACACCGTGACAAGCGAGGCCAGCACGACAGCAGGCTCTTCGCCCTCGCAGACCGCGCCTAGCTTTACGGTCAATTTTTTAATCTGCTCACCATTCGCCATGATTTTTCTCCTATTGAAACGAGCGATTGTGCTTCACGCACCGCCACCCCTCACACACTTGCTCGACGAAGCTGGGCAGCAGTTCTTTCGCGTCCTCGTCCGAGTTGATATTGGACGCGATCAGGTAAGCGAACGCCGTCAGCATGTGTTCGCGCGGCTCCCCGACAAGGACGGCCAGCAGCCGATCGATCATCGCGTCAATTTGTTCGACGGATTCAGCGGCCTCTTCGTCTGTGATTTCGTCAGTCATCAAGGGTCTCCATTAGCGCGGCGATGACTTCCGCCGCGAGGATCGGAACGATTGCATTGCCCGCAATGCGGAGGCTTGCCACTCGGTTGGGAAACCCATCAACCAGTAGACAAAGATCGGACTTAACGCGCCGCGCCTTGCCGTCTGCGCCGACGCGCCACTCGGCGTCGGACCAGTAGGAACCGCCGCATCGACGAGAGTTGTGCCCGAATTGTGCTTGCTGTTCGGGTTGTGCCGAACTGCCGTATTCTTCCGACCACCGCGACTGTCGTTCACAGTCGGCGTCGGCCATGTCGTCTGCATCGCCGTGTTG